CGAAGCTTCTCGAATCGGTAAGATTCCCATCTTGGGGCTATAGAGGATAGCCATGGGAAAGTAAGTCCGGGATTGACCGAAAGCTGGTTAGCGGTAAAGGCTACTGAACCAGCTACGTCCTGGATGTACTCACGATGGCGGACCATAACGTCGCCATTGAGTCTTGCTTCGAAACGGGGCTTGGCCTGTCGTACGACATTGGCCTTTGCTACCGGAGCCTGAACGGACCGGGACATACTCGCATCGCTTTTGGCGATTGGAGCATTGGCCGACCGATTCTTGTTTCTAGGAGCCTTGGGAAGAGCATTCTTTTGCTGCTTCCCGCCTTTCTTGGATTGTTGGTTATTCATGTATTGGATGCCTGTGAACAAAGCAGGGACTATACATTCACATGAAAATACCGCGGCACAGGTGGACTGTTAATCCCACCCCCACGCTAGCATTCCTACCCGTGTAGTCTCTCGGCATTTATCGCGAGGTCTCAGAAGTAAGTAATCTTCAGAACTATTCCGGTGAGCGGCTAACTAGGCCGCCGCCGCCTGATCTAACAGCGGCAATAACCGAAGGTTCTGAAGGATTATTTACAACTTCATAATGCGAATTTAGCACGGAAGTATTGAGAATTCTCAAAGGGAGACTTTCACCGTTTTGGGCAGTCTACACATGTGAACCCAATGGACAGTTTTACGACTTATCCGGGTCGGAGCACTAATCCAAAGGCAGAGCAGTGTGGACAGACGCCAAGGGGGCCTCAACCACCGCAGGACAGAGTGCCGTTCACAGACTTGAGGGTGATAGATTTCAGAGCAACCATTGTGTTGAAATCTCTTTTATCAACCCCAAGTCCGTCGAGGAGACGGTACTCAGGCCTACTGTAGTTGTTGACAGCCGGTTCCAGATCGAGAGGTGGAGGCTTAAAAGCCCTCCTCTCTCTAGGACGATCTGAGAACAATGTGTTCTGGGTAAGGGAGTATCTCCTAATCCCAGTACGCGGAAGGGTCTTCTTAGTATACCTTCCCGGATGGCGTAAGATAAAAACAGGTCTATCGAGTGATTCCTTCTGAATTTTCTCGCAGGGTGCACAATGTGACCCAACGACAGAGAGGATCTCGAAACCAGGTAACGGCAGCTGAGTGGTAATCGGGATATCAGGATATTGTTTAGCTAAATTCTTAGCCAAAACAAGATCAATCCTCTTAATCCTATATTTCCACCCTTCTGGCGGTACAACACCCATTCCTCCGATACTTATCGGTAGGAAGATGTTCCTGGTAAACAGACTTCTAACTGTTTTCTTTCCATGCTGGATGACAACCTCAGCGAGGGTTTCATCGCGTATTGCTTCCTTATTTTGGGTCAGAAATCGACCAAGGAGCACACATTCTTTTCCTGGGAGTGAACCTGAGAGTAAGGTATTCGCATTCGCGATTATCGAACTCTTCACTCCATCATGAGCCTCCGCAGTTTCTTTAACTTCGTCCTTTCCTTGGACTTTATGAACTCCAAAGAAGAGCCCAGTATTAAGAAAGTTAATCTGTTTCGGAAGAGCTCCATCGTACCACTTTACCTTCGGCCTCCTCTTTAGATCGAGGACAATCGAGGTTGAGTTTATGTTAAGGTAGCTATCATGGTGATATGCCTTACCTACGGACATTTTCAAACCGACATCTTGACTGATCTTCACGTGCCTCTCCCAAAGTTCGGGAGGAGCGCAGTAGACCATGTCATCTCCGTTCACAAGAACGAGTCGGAGACGATGATTATTCGAA